GCGGCAGACGAAACATTGCAGTCGGGCGCCCCTCTTTCGGGTCGATATGCAAATATACAAAAACGTTGCCGTATTTCAGATAATCATACGCAATCTGGTAAAAAAAATTAAACTGTACCTCGTCGGGGTTCGGGTTTCTAATCAAGTACGCAAACCAGTGTTCTTCGTCTTGTTTGTTATTCCGACTGCGAAACACTTTAAGCGAGAGGCTGGCAAAGTATGCCGCGATTAAATCAAGCGAGCCGATTCCGTCGTCCTCTTGGCTTTTTACCAACGACGCCAAAGTCGGCACCGAGTGGAGCGTATACCGTTCAAGCCCCGTAATGTTGCGTTTGGCAAAAGTGTTTTTCAGCATATCAAAAAATTTCATTCGTGCCTCTCGTATAATAGGTCGTTCAGAGTGCGCTTAAAAGGTCAAAACCCGAATATTTTTTCTCTTTTTCTTCGCTGCTGACTAAAAGATAGTGCGCCATAATCGAGGTTATAACCGTATCTATTTTCGCCCCCTCTTGTAATTTGAGGGGCTTTATGTTGTCGTTCGCGTCTGGCTTTATAACGACGTTGCTTAAACACCATGCCATAACTGGATTTTTATCGACGATTTTTTTATCGAGGACGTTTTTTTCAAACAGCTTCGTCGGCTCGGAGATGCTCGCGATGTTTTGCTTAAACTCGACAAGCTCGATTTGCGCCGGAAGTTCTTTGCTTAAATCCGCGATAAGCGCCTGCGCGTGCCATGGGTCGTATGCGATTTTGTCTATCTGGCATTCTTGCGAGATTTTCAAAAGGTCGTTCACTAAAAACGTATAGTCAATCGTTGCCCCCGGTATAACCGAGATAAGCCCCCGTTCTATCCATTCGGCATAACCGGTATTCTCTTTGGCGATTCGGTCGACCGCCGTTTCTTCGGGGATATAGACCTTATGCGCCGCAAAAAAACACCCGTCATCTTCCCAGTAGAGTGTAATGACGGTTAAGTCCCGCACGCTCGCAAGGTCGAGCGCGGCCATTACGCTTTTGCCATGATACTCCGATGTTTTTTCAGGCTGTTTAATCCAGACGTCATAACTTATCCAGTTCGACCCCAACGCGTTGCGCCAAACGTTATACGTCTTTGCTAAAAAGTTCGCTTGCGTACTAGGGCGGTTTATTGCTCGCTGCAAATCCTGTTCGAGCATTTTCCGATTCGTGATAACGTCTATACTCGGATTCGCCTTTTCAAGGTTTGCGCCGTCTTTCCAGTCATCGTCTTTGTCGATCGTGTAAATAAGCGCAAAGTAGGCGTCGTCATTTTTATTCGTACCCTCAAGCATTTTTTTTGCTTCGCTGCTCTCGTAGTAACAGGGCAGGGTTACGTCGATTCCCGCGGTCGTTATGATGACGACTTGCCCGCCCGATTTCCTCGCCCGCATACCCTGCAAGCTCGCTTGCAACGGTTTGTCCGTGTAGTACTCGTGGTACTCGTCCAAAATGGCAAAGCTGTTTTTGTAACTGTCGAGCTTTTTTGTGTTTGAGCTAAAAAAACTAATCTTGCTATTTTTATACACAATGGCATTTGCCCAGCATTGGCAAATGGCGTTCAGTTCTTCGGTGCCCTTGATTATCGCCTTTAAGTCGTTAAACGCCTTTTGTGCCTGATTTTCATCGCCGGAAAAAAAATAACTTTCGGCGCTTTCCGTCGCCAAAAAATTATACAGCACCGTCGGAAACAGGATCGAGGTTGTTTTACTGTTCTTGCGCGCAACTTCGACATAGGCTATCTGCGTTAAAAAACAATTTTCATCGCCTTTTTTTGTAAACAGGTATATGCCCGCATAGGCAAAAAACTGCCACGGGATAAGCTCAAGTTTTTTCCCGATGTCCGGGATAAAAAGATTTTCAGCAAAGTTGACTATTTCCGCCAGTTTCTCCCAGTTTGCAACATAGCCTGCAGGCGGCGTCTTTACCATGCGTTCAAAACGCTTGACCGCGAGCTTCGTGTAGACACAGGCTTTTACTTTCCCCGTTTTCACGTCCGAACAATATTCGCCGATTATTTTTTTTACTTCGCTTGCCGTTCTCATGTCTTAATTCTTTTTTTTGTTTATCAGTTTTTGCACAGGGTTCCGCTCCGCCTCGTTCATGCGTTCTTGCAGCTTCAAGTTCTCATTCAGTGCCTGCAAATTTCCCAGTGTCATTTGCGTGCGCGCTTGCGGCGTTAAAAAAAACTTGCTCCCTAGCGCATTAAAAGCTGCGACCTGTTTCAAAAAAAGTTTTTGCAATCGTTCATACATCGGGAGATCTTCCCAGACGTCAAGGCGGTTTATCTTTTGGCGCATCTTGCATATGTCGTTCAAGATTAAATACAAGTGCGTCAGCTCCGGCACGTCAACTTCATACACCGATTTCAGCGTGACCAGCATGTCCGCATGGGCTTCAAAGGCCGCCTCTATTTTTTTATTTCCCAGCGCCTTTATTTCGTCCGGCACTTCGATTTTCTCCGGCACCGTTAAAATATTTGCGACCAAAACATCGGTGTTGTTCTTGTGCCGGCAGGCCTGATACGTTCCCTCCAGCTTGTGCTGCGCAGTGCTTTTTCTTGGTCGTCCTTTCATTCTGTCAAAACTCCTTTTTATGTCGTTTTCGCATAGCCGTTTTTTCGACTCTTCGGGGGGTGTTCTACGGCTCGCCACACCTCATAATAATAGGCCGTATGGGGTCAGCCTACCACGTATCTTCGTACAAACTGCCGTATGTCGTCCTTGCTCCGCTTCGCGTTTATCTCACTTGCTGTCTTGAGCCGGTGGCACCTCTCGCATAGCACCTGTAGGTTTTGCTCATCAAAAAACAAGGCCTCATCTCCCCGCGGCGGCTGAATATGGTCAACGTGCAAGCTCTCACTGCTCCCACAAAGACGGCAACGAGGACACGCCTGTAATATCCGCTGCCGTAAAATCCGCCATTGTTTGGTACGGTAATAGGCGAGGTTCGTGCGGCGAGCGTGGGCAAACATATCCTGCCGCTTCTGCTGTCGGATCCTGTAGCGCTCTTGGGCAAGCTCTTTGTGCTTGTCGCAATAGCCCGCGCAATCTAAAAGCGTTTTACATCCGCGCCAGCTGCAATAATATCTTCGCACTGCCATATGTCCAGCTCCTCATCTGTTCGCTTGCTTTTAATAACAACGTGCTTACAGTCATAATAAATATAGCTCGTGAGCCGTTTAATCGGCGCACCCTTACGCAAGATAAGTTTGCGCTCAACAATGGTCGTTGCAACGTCGTGTGCCTTTTCCTCAACAGCTGCAATAAACACCCCTGCGTTCTTGCCGTAGTTTATGATGTACCGCTTGGCAAGGTCGTACGCTATTTTGTACGCCCGCTCGAGCGCACCCTTGTCGGCACGCTCTAAAAAACTGCTTTGTGCTTCCTCAAACTCTTTGTTGTGATTCGCTACCTTTGCGCTTCTCCTTGCCATTCTCCCGCCCGTTAAAACAAATCTTGCTGCCCGTCATTTATGTTTACGTCCTCAAAATCCTTGATTGCCTTGTCCACCTCTTTTTCGAGCTGTACCGCTGTTTGCATATCAAGCGGCCGACGAAACTTAAAAAAGGCTTTTTGCGCCGCCCTCATGTCCTTGACCAGCTTTACAAACTCGCCCGTCAAAACATACCCCCTTTTTTGGCGCGGTAACTCTCCCAATCGAAAATACAAAAGTCGGCCGATTCGGTGAGCCGGTCAACGCTCGCTTGCCCCAGATACGCTATAAAATCCTTTTGCGACAAGTTGCTTATGAGTACCGCCGGCAAACGGTTGTTATAGCGCTCGTTGATTATGCGGTACAAACAGTGCTTTTCGACGGTTGCCGTCGCACCCGATTCGGTGCGGCCTATTTCGTCGATCACCAAAAACGACGCCTTGCCGTACCGCCGGATAAGCTCGGCCTGTGTGTATTTTGCGGTAAACGATTTTGCCGCCTCGTATTCCTCGCGGATAACGTCGGAGAGCCGGAACAATCCGCCCAACTCGTATAATAGGCCTGCGGCAAGGTGCGTTTTCCCTGTGCCGGGATTCCCGCATAAAACAAGCGTCCGAAACTTCCCGCAGCGCACGTCTTGCAAAAACCGATTTACTTTCTCGACCGCTTCGGCACTTTTCGCGGTCGGTTTGTATGTTTCGATTCGCTCGGCAAAAAAAATTTTTCCTACCCCGGACGATTCAAAGTTTTTCTGCCTTTGCCGCTCCGCCTCCTGCTGCATGAGCCGCTCTATTTCTTCGTCGTGCCGGCGAAGCTGCTCCGGCGACATGCACGAAATGACCTTGAAAAATTGCTGCATACCTACCTCCCGTTGAACAGTGCCGCCATAGCATCGACGTCGAAATTCGCATCTGTTTGCTCAATAGGCGGTTCGCGAGCGTTGTATTTTCGTGTTGTCGAAACACCGTTTTGCTCCCACGTTCTGACGGCCGCCTGCCAGTCTTTCATCGGGTTTTTGCCGACATGCCAGCCGTTCGCCTCGTAATAATTTATAAATCTTTCGGGATCTACGTTGTTTCCCCGTTCCGCGCAGTATGCTTTTACGTCGGCAAGGGACGGTTTAACAAATCGGGTGCGTTTTGGAGCAGGGGAGCCGCTAGGCTCCGGCGCTTTAGCGCCTATATCATTTACATTTACATTATCATTTACATTTACATTATCATTTACATTTACATTATCATTTATGGTTTGTGGAATTACACAAACGGGTTTATGTAAATGTAAAGAGTTTATGTAATTTCCCAATTCCGCATCGGAGACTTCATTTAATACTTTATAAATTAAGCTGATAGAGCATTTATACTCGTCGGCAATACGACCGACCGGCACTCCGTCATGATTTTCTAAAGCAATTTGTAATTTTTCTTCTTGCGTAAACCGTTCGGGACGTCCGCCTTTTTTGCCGTTTTCCACATCCTGTAAATAACCGTTCCGTTTAACTGTATTTGCGTCAATCTGCGGTTTAATGAGCGTAAAAAGCATTTTTAAGGTGCCAGTTAATTCCGGCCATTTATCAAAAATAGCATACTCGTTAATCGCCCGCATAAGAGTACCGTACTGCTCGTTGTCAAGATCGTGCATTGCCTCGGCGAATGACGCATAAAATACAAAACTATCCGCCATTTTATTCCCCCTCTTTTATCCAGTTTTCAACGGTCCGGACCGGCATACCCAGCCGCTCGGCGATATATAATTCAAGCGCCATTCCGTCCGATTTATAGCCGGACGGGATAAATGCGACACAATCGCACTTTGCTGCCAGCACCTCGATGCAGCGCCGCATACACGCTTCCCAACCCCAGCCGTCGTCGCAAATATCAAGCGGCGATATTACGGTATAACCCGCGTCGATTAAATCTTTACGTGCGGCCTCGAATTCCCGCTTGTAATTAGGGTTATTGCTTATTGCGCCGGATAAATACAACGTTCTCATTCTGTCGTTGCCTCACGCTGTACACTGTTCCAGTGAGTTTTTATTCTGTTAAAAACATCTTCTGCGGTTAGCCAGCCCAAAACAATATCGCCCGTTTCCTGTTCTTCTTTTTCCGTCATTAAACCCATTATTTCAAGCAAGTCGCGTGAAGCCCCGTAAGAACCGGTAAATTCTACAACAGAACAAATCACCTCTCCGTCGATCGAATAAACCAAATGGAACCCGTCAAGACATTTGCTATCCCACACAAAAGGGATTTTTGCCTTTTCAAGCATTTCCTTTAATTTTAAGATTTCCGTATACATTTATTTTACCCCCTCATACTTGCGCATTTCCGCGCCCAAAATTGTAAACGCCAGCCGCAGCGCCTCGTACGGTCTGTATCCGATGTTGCACGCGTCGTTGCATTTAAGGCTACACACCATGGCAACGTTAAGCGGGTGGTCTATTATAAGCGCTCCCCACTTGCGCCGATTGGCTTGCGTATTGGCTATACGGTGCGCGCCTTGTGCGGTTGTCC